ATTACAAGACTGTTGTTTAACTGTCCAAATTCATAAATTAATTGGGTTGAATGAAAAATAAAAAAATAAATTATAAAAAAGTATCTATTCTTAGAATGGATGTATTTTACTGTAATAAATTTTATAATAAATCCCCTTCAGAAATTTTAAAATTATATTTACCAACTAAATATAAAAATCATGCGTGGATTCCCCAAACGATAGGGGAACAAATTTGGATTGTTTATGAATTTGAAACAATTTATGATCGTTTAACATGGGAAAATTCTTTACCACAATCTATAGCAAATTTTCTTGATAGAAACTTGATAAAAGAAGCATTAAAATATGGTTGGGGGGTACTTGATTTAAATGGGTTTAGGATAAAAAAATGAAAAATAAAAATAACTGGTTTATAAATTTTACGCTATAGTAAAATAAAGTTCATTAATTAATAATTATTAGGAGGTAATAAAATGTTAGCAGTAGAATTGATTGATAATGCGGAGCTAAAAGCGGCTATAAAATCCCTGAATGATTCTGGCGAATTAGAGGAAAAAATAAAAATTTCAGGGAAAACAAAAGAAGAGCAAGTAAAATTATTTGTTCAAAAAATTTCTGAGTTAGTTGAAGAAGAAGGAGAGGATTTAGATTTACCTGATGATGTTGTTATTTTGTTCAATTTAATTATGGCTGATGAAGAAGATACAGGTGATGGGGCTATAGACCCTGAACCTATTCAAGAACCAGAAGAAGTTCAAGAACCAGAAGAAGTCCCTGTTAAAAAAGAAACTAAAAAAGAAACTAAAAAAGAAACTAAAAAAGAAACTAAAAAAGAAGAACCCAAAGCAGAACCCGTACAAAGAAATCTTCCCCTTGTTCCACCGTCTGTAATACGTCCCAGACTTATTGAATTAGTTGAAGAGGGAAAATACACACAAGCAGAAATTGTAGCGATTATGTGTGTAGAATTTCCTGAAAAAGCAAAGTCTACATTTGCTACATATCTGAATGATGGGCGAAGTGAAAAGTATTTTAAAAATTTGGATAAAGAAAAAGAGAGAAAAATTTTGGTTGACCCTAAAACTAAAATTTTAACATTTGAGGGGTAATATAAAATAGGAAAATGCAAAAACTTTCGAGAAGAGTAAATAGGAGTTAAAATATGACAAAAGAAGCAATCATTTTGTTTAGTGGGGGGCAGGATTCAACAACTACATTATGTCTAGCATTGACTCAGGGGTATACTCTGTACCCTTTGGGATTTAATTATGGGCAAAAACACAAACGGGAGATTGACCAAGCACGAAAAATTATTAACTTTTTACAACCTAAATATCCAAACAAATTAAAAAATTTAAGAGTCCAAAAAGTTGAGTTCCCAAAATCAGTTAATTATTCTGATTTATTATCGACTACCGAATTAGATGGCAGACCCCATAAATTGAACCCTGCCCTCCCTGCTTCTTTTGTCCCTGGACGAAATATGTTGTTTCTGATGTATGCGGCTATGATTGGGTATTCTATGGGTATTCACAATATTTTTATAGGAGTAAATCAAGAAGACTATTCCGGTTACCCTGATTGTAGAGAACAATTCATTGATTCAATGAGACATACGTTATTACGAGCATTTGGATTAGCGAATGGGGAAACAATAATCCATACACCACTACTTTACTTAAATAAATCTGAAATTTCACGATTAACCAAAACACTTCCATATTGTAAAGAAGCAGTTGGACTGTCTCACACATGTTACAATAATCAGTTTCCTCCATGTGGGGTTTGCCCTGCTTGTAAGATAAGAGCAAAAGGGTTTAAAGATGCGGGATTAATTGATCCATTAATAGAGAAGGGGTGAAATGAAAAAAACACTTGAAATAATAGAAAAATCAAAATTTCCAATACAAGTAACAAGTGCACATTGGATAGGGGAGTTAAATGGGTGGATTGCGCATTTTCATGAGAAAAAAATCCCTGTGTTTTTTAAACAAAAAACAAATGGGAGAGTAGAAATTTGGAGATCAGTAACAAAACAAGAAATTGAAGAAATTAAAACAGGAAAACTATTTATACGACTTAATTCATTCACAACTGAACTAGCAGGGCATTAATATGGAACAATTAGTTTATAGATTATTAAAAGAAATTGGGGATGACCCAGATCGTGCAGGGTTAGAAGATACCCCTGAACGTGTTGTACGAATGTATAAAGAATTATTTTGGGGTTATGATAATTCTAAACTTCCAAAAATAACGAAAGTTGAAAATGGGGCAGATGGTGTTTTAGTTCGAGGGATGCTGATTGATAAAGGAACATTTTTTTCAACTTGCGAGCATCACCTAGTTCCTTTCTTTGGGCATTATTTTTTCGGGTATGTCGCAGGAGATTGGGTAGCAGGGGCAAGTAAAATAGGTAGAACAGTAGATTACTACGCTGCTCGATTACAGATTCAGGAACGATTAGCTGTGCAAGTGCTTGATAGATTAGAAAGTGAATTAAAACCTAAAGGATCAATCATTCTTATACAAGCACGTCATTTGTGCAAAGAAATGAGAGGAGTACGAAAGTTTGACAGTCCTTACTCATACGTTGAAACACGAGGGTTGTTTGACACAAATGATCAAGGGTGCAAAGATGAATTTTTTTCAAGAATTGGAGTTACATTATGACAAAAAAAGTAGTGAAAAATTTAACAGTTTTAGGGAATAAAGTTAAACCAAAATACAGTAACCCAACTAGTTCTATGATTGAGTGTTTCCCGAACCCATCTCTAAATGAGTATTCGATTGAATTTACAACTGATGAATTTTCTTCGCTTTGTCCTGTTACTGGAGCCCCGGATTATGGGAGAATTGAAATTATTTATACACCGACTAATTTATGTATTGAATCAAAATCATTGAAATTGTATTTAGGTGCCTATCGATTGTATCAAGGATTTATGGAAAAAATGACAAATAAAATTCTTTCAGATTTATCAGGGGTTTGTTATCCAAAGGATATGCAAGTTTCTGGAATTTGGAAATCACGCGGGGGAATTGTGACTAAAGTTTGTGCATATTATAGTGATTAAGTGTTTTAAAGGCCGGAGTGGCGAAATTGATAATGACTCGACTTCTCGCAGCTCATTAACATTGGTAGACGCAATCAATGGGTGATGTGCAGTTACCAGAAGACACAGAGCAAGATTGGTCAACTAAGAAGTGAACAATTCTTGTCGGAAACAAAACGAAACAGTCACGTGCAGGTTCGAATCCTGCCTCCGGCATAACTTTAATTGAAAGGGAATGAATGACCGTATTAATGCTAGACTCAGGAGCGTATTCAGCTTGGACTAAAGGGCAACCTTTAAACATAGAAGATTACACAAAATATGTTTTAGAAAATATAGATTGTCTTGATTATATTGTAAATCTGGACGTTATCCCTGGACGATGGCGACAGAAACCAACTAAAAAAGAGTTTGATCTTTCAGCAAAAGATAGTTGGGGTAATTACATATATATGCTAGAACAAGGTGTTCCAAAAAATAAATTAATTCCTGTTTTTCATCAACATGAGAATTTTGGTTTCCTTCGATTGATGTTATCAAATAGTATTCCCTATATCGGGTTATCCCCTGCAAATGATGAAACAGCACAAGGGAGAAAGATTTTCTTGGACGAATGTATGAAGTACGTTTGTGATAAAGATGGCAACCCTATTGTTAAATTCCACGGGTTTGGGGTTAATTCATTAGGGTTAATGAAACGCTACCCATGGTTTTCCGTTGATTCCTCTTCATGGGTTTGGTATTCAATGTATGGAATGATACTTGTTCCAAGATACAGAAGTGGAGAATACTGTTATGATGAGCAACCCTGGCGAGTGTTCTGTACTACAAAGTCACCTAGAAAGATAAAAGGGCGACATTTTAACAATTATTCTAAAGCTCATCAACAACAAATCTTAGATTATCTTAGACATATTGATGTTCCTTATGGGGTTTCAGAATTATTGACTGGGCATAAACGAAGAGAGTTTGGGGAACAACAATCAACAGAAAAAATAAAGTATAAAACTATTCAAGAAGGTGTAATAAACACAGATATGTATCGAGATACTGTAAACATTATTTATTTTTCAGAGTTTGCAAAAACTATTCCTGATTGGCCAACTAAGTTCTTAGCTAACGAAAGAATGTCATTTATTTAAAAGGTATTAACATTTTAATGTAGAGTAGAATTATGCTTAAATTATTTTTTGCAGGGAATTTCCCTCAGATGCACTTTACGGAACGAGAATATGATAAACGGGAACGAATTATTAAAAGCATGGGGGATTACTACAGATTAGTTTCATATTACTGGATGAAAGGATGGTCAGAACATGTAATAGCAATGAAAAAGGAGGAATTAGAAAATGGAATACAAGATTATACAGGGGCAAAAAGACGAGTTGGAAAAAGAAGTAAATGAAAATATTAATAACTAAAGGAGAATTAGATGGAATTAAAAAGACAAGAACTACTTAATGCACTGACTATCGTAAAGCCAGGTCTAGCAAAAAATGAAATAATTGAACAAATGACCCATTTCTTATTTGCTAATGATTCAATTGTAACTTACAACGACCAAATTTGTGTGTCATATAAATTCCCCATTGGAATCTTTTGTTCAGTAAAAGCAGATGATTTCTATAAAATAGTGTCGAAATTAGAGAAGGAAACTGTTGAATTAGACGTTATCAATACTGACGAACAGAACACATTGCTTATTAAAGAGGAAGGGTTTGAGTCCGGTTTACCAATCATCACAGAGCATCAAATACAAGACAATCTGAAGTTATTAGCTGATGAAATTGAACAGGAGAAAATGAAATGGTCTGATTTACCCAAAGGGTTCTTAGAAGGAGCTTATTTGTGCAGTTTTTCAGCAAGCAGGGATGAAACACAAGGCCCTTACACGTGTATCTTTTTCACAGGGAAAGATATATTTTGTGGAGAATCATTCAGAGTGAGCAAGTATGAAATGGAAGAAGAAGTTCCTGAGAGTTTTCTTTTTCGAGCTTCATCTATTTCAGAACTTAAAATTATTGATCCAATCAAATACAAAATCACAACTTCCTGGATTCATTTTAAAAATAAAGGAAACAATACAATGAGTATCAGAAAAGCATTATACCCGAAATATCCCTATGAGAAATTCTTGTCCTTGTTTGATACCCCTATGAAAAATAAATTAAAACTTCCTACGAAATTAAAAGCGTGTGTTGAGTTAGTTGGTATCATGACAAAGAATGACGTGCTTGTTGATAGGTCAATTGATATAAAATTTGAAACAAATAAGATGATTTGTAAAGCTAAGTCACAAGTAGGGGGTTGGATAAAAAAGGAGTTAGAAATACATTATCTTGGAAACACAATAAATATAAAAGTTGACCCTGTAGTTTTGTTGGAAATTCTTTCTCATAGTGTTACTACTATGGGCTTCACTGATAAACTTGCACTGTTCAAAATGGGTAATTTCAAGCATTTAATCAGTTTATATGTGTAGAGGAGTTTAATGGCACAAGGATTTTTCTCAGATGATGAAACTCAAGAAATACTTGTTGAAAATCGTACTAATGACCCATTATGCAATAAATGTGGTCTATTCAAAGGGTGCAGTAATCCAAAACTTGATTATACAGGAGAGGGAAGAAAAGATGTTTTAATTATTGCAGAAGCGAACGGAAGGAATGAAGATAGATTAGGAACTCAGTTAATTGGGGATGTGGGGCAATCGTATCGAAAACAATTATCACAGTATGGATTGGACTTAGAGAAAGACTTTTGGAAGCATAATGCAGTGAATTGTTTTCCCCATGATACTGAGAAGGGGATAACTAAAGTTAAAACTCCTACTACTACTCAAATAACTTGTTGTCAGCCATTCATTCAGTATACTATTCAAAGACTTAAACCAAAGATTATTTGGTTGCTTGGTGGGATAGCAACAAAGTCATTTTACAGAGAAAGGTTCTCGGATAATGCAGATATTACAAGATTTCGAGGGTTGAAGATTCCAGACCGAGACACCGGGGCTTGGGTATTCCCCATGTTTCACCCCTCATACCTTTACCGCCAAAGTACAGATAAGAATTTAGAATCTGTTTATAATAGGGATTTAAAGTACGCAATTAATAATATTGATATTGATCCTCCATCTTTTATTGATTTTAATAAACGGGTCAATCTTGTCTACAATTTTCAAGATATTATTGATATTCTTAGACAGGCAAGGGGTTCAGGATGCTTTGTTTTCGATTTTGAGACAAATGGGCTAAGGGCTAACAAAGAACTTAGCAAGATTGCAACAATATCTTTTTCAACGAATAAAAATTCTGCTTACAGTTTTCCATTTATGTATCAAGATTTCTTTTCGTCAAAAGAACAGAATAGAATACGATTGGAATTGAACTGTATTCTTAACAATGAAAATATAAAAAAAGTTGCTCACAATCTCAAGTTTGAGCATAGTTGGAGTAAACATGTTTTAGAAGTAGATGTTAAGAATTGGTATTGGGACAGTATGCTATGCTCACATAGTTTAGACAGCAGAAAAGATTTTACAGGGTTAAAATTTCAATCATATATTAATTTTGGTGTCAATCCCTATGATAAAGAAATGAAACAATTTTTAGACCCAAAAGGAAAAGAATACAACAAAGTTGATGAAGCTCCTCTTGAGAAACTACTTTTGTATGGAGGTTTAGATTCAATACTTGAACATCACTTATTTCTTAAACAAGAACGAGAAATTTCCAAACCTGAAAATAAAGACTTGAAAAAAGGGTTTGAGTTTTTCATGGATGGATTGAGAGAACTTTGTGAAGTTGAAGGATATGGGGTATCAGTTAATACGGAACTTTTAAATAAAATTGATGATGATTTAACTGTAAAAATAAATGGATTAGAAAAAGAAATTTTAGAAGGGGATGAAGCAGAAACTTACAAGAAAGTTTTTAACACAAATTTTAGACTTGATTCTGATACACAACTTAAACAATTACTTTATGATGTTCTTAAACTCCCTCAGATAACAACAGAAAAAGGGAACTTATCAGTTAGTATGGCCGCGATCACAAAACAATCAGATCACCCTTTTATTGCAAAATATTTGAATCTTGATACTTATAAAACTATTCAAAATACTTTTATTCGACAGTTTAAAAGAGAAGAAATAAATGGTAAACTTTATCCTATGTATAATCTTCACATACCAAGGTCTTATAGAGGATGTATTGCAAAGGGAACCCTAATTTTAGCAGTTCGTAATTTTACAAAATACCCAAAAGGTGTTCCAATAGAAGATATAAATGTGGGGGATTATGTTTACTGTTTTGATAACAATCTTAATCCTGCAATTAGAAAAGTTCTATGGGCTGGAAAAACAGGGGAAAAACAGGTAATAAGGTTATATTATTCAGTTAATGGTGGGGGAGGAAAAGGTTATTTAGATGTTACTCCTGAACATAAAATACGTTTAATAGATGGCACTTATGAACAAGCTCAAAATTTAATTGGTGATTTTAGAAAACCAGAAGAAAGCAATCATGTACCAAAAATCCGTGTTTTATCCTGTAAAAGAGTTTTTGACACATTACGATTTACAGGACATTTAAAACACGGAAATGGAATTTATGAACATAGATTAATTTATAAAGAATTAATTGGATCATTAGATGATAATGAAAAAATTCATCATAAAAATAAAATTCATTTAGACCATACACTTACAAATCTACAAAAAATGACATTATCAGACCATTCTCGTTTACATGCAAAGGATACTTTAAATAGCCCAATTGCTAAAAAAAATAGTTTATTAGCAATGAAAAAAAATGTAGAATCTGGTTATTTGAAAAAAATATCAAAAAAAGGTGTAGATCATCCTAATTATCTTAATTTATCAAAATTTCATTGTTTAAAACAAATTGCAAAAGTAAAAGGTAGTATAACAAAAATAAATTATGATTTTAATACTTTTAAAAATTATCTAAAACAGTATAAAATCAATGAAGAAATTATAAGATTAAGATATGATAAAAAAGGAAAATACATATCAAAAAGTAGACTGTTACAATTAACCCTATTTGGTAGAGCAAAAATACAAAAAATATTAGGGCATAATCATTATAGATTAATAAAATTATTTAATTATTACAATATACCAATAACTAGAAAATGGGGAAATCAGTATGGGGAGTTTGTTCCAGGAAATCATGTAATAACAAAAATTGAGTGGATTAATAAAACTGTTGATGTGTATGATTTAGAAGTAGAAGAATTTAACAATTTTTTTGCTAATGAAATTTGTGTTCATAATTCATCCTCAAATCCAAACGTACAAAATATACCTGCTCGAAATAAAGATGCAAAAAAATTGTGTAGAATGGCAATTGTTCCTAGTGAAGGGTTTCAGTTCTTAGAATCAGATTACAAGGGGATGGAAGTTTGCATTGCTGCTTGTCTGTCAAAAGATAAAAGTTTGATAAAGTATGTGAGTGACCCTACAACTGATATGCACAGGGATACAGCACGAGATATTTGGATGCTTGCTGAAAATGACGTAACAAAAATGATTCGTTTCTATGCAAAAAACATGTGGGTATTCGCACAATTTTATGGAAGTTATTATGTAAATTGTGGGAACGATTTATGGGAAATGAGATTTGAGAAAACAGCATCTGGAATCCCACTTCATGAACATTTAAAAAGTAAAGGGATACGAAATAAGAATGATTTTTTATCTCATTTAGAAGCAGTAGAGCATGAGTTCTGGTACAATAGATTTAATGATTACAGACTGTGGAAAGAAGAAGAGAATAAAAAATATCTCAAATTAGGGTATGTAGAACTGCCCTTCGGGTTCAGAAGAGGGGGTTATTGTGTTCCTAATCAAGTCAAGAACACTCCTATTCAGGGAACAGCTTTTCATTGTTTGCTTTGGACACTAATGAAAGTTAATAAAGCTTTAAGAATTAGAAAAATGAAATCAAGAATAATCTGGCAAATTCATGACTGCACGATTACAAACACTTACCCCTCTGAACTTCAAGAAGTTATTGCATTGATTGATAATATAGGAACTAAAAAATTACGAGAAGTATTCCCATTTTTAACTGTACCGTTGAAAATTGATCATGAAGTTGGTCCTATTGATGGGAGTTGGTACGAAGTGGAAGAAATGAGAGAACAAGCACAATTAGTAGCGTAGGAGAATACAATGACAGCAAAACAAGTAGAAAGAACAATTGATATAATAATAGCAGTTTTAATAGTTAGCGCATTGCTTTACATACTATGGTAATAAATAAGTATAAAGATATGGTAATAAAAACCTACACATTAGTAAGTAAAGACAGAGCATTTGAACTTATTAAAAAACACTTTCCTGATAATACTGTTGCCCCTAGTTATGGGCAGAATTTTGTATATTGGAAAGATTGTGGGTTATGGCAAGCGTATTTTGATAAAAACATTGATCATTATTTAGATGAAGGCGAATTAGATATATTTGGAGAGAAAAGTAAACTTATAAAGATAAGGAGAAAATGATGGGATTGCATACAAAGTATAGACCAAAATCATTAGATGAAGTATTTGGAAATGATACAGTAAAAGAAAGTTTACAATCAATATTTGATAGGAAAGATAAAGAATCAGGACTGTCATTTCTGTTTACTGGTTCAGCAGGATGCGGAAAAACTACAATGGCGCACGTGCTGAAGAGTATGTTTAATGTTTACGATGAAGATTTTCATTATTATAATGCTTCAAACACAAGAGGGATTGACACAATACGAGAGATTGATAGTGCTATGAACTACGCTCCATGGGCAGGGAAATACAAAATGTACGTCATTGATGAATGCCATGGGATAACTCAAACTGGGCAAGAAGCATTTTTAAAAACAATTGAAGAACCCCCTGCTCATGTTATTTTTGTTTTGTGTACTACTGAACCCGAAAAGTTAAAACCTACTACTAAACGCCGACTACTTCACTTTGAAATGGAACTTCTTAGCAGTAGACAAATTGTTCAATTGTTAGAAGAAACGTGTAAAAGTGAAAATGTTGATGATTACCCAAAGCAAATATTGAGGAAAATTAGTACAATATGCAATGGCTCAGCAGGGCAAGCGTTGAAATTCTTAGGAGAAGTAATAGGAATTACTGATATTGAAAAAGCAGAATCAATTTTAACTTCTATCACTATTGATGAATTATCTGTTAAAGCATTATGTCAAACTCTTATTGACACCCAAATGTCCCCAAAAGATAAATGGGTTAAACTTCGAGATTCTTTAAAAGATTTCAAAGGGGATATTGAAACAACAAGATATGGAATACTTGGGTATTTGTCTGCTGTTATGTTAAATAATTCAGTACCATCCCCATTTTTAGCTGAAGTAATGTCTTGCTACACTGATTCTTTTATGTATTCAGGGAAAGGAGGTTTAGTGCTTGCAACATATTTAGCATGTTCAGCGAGTAGTAAATAACTGGTTTTAAAAAAGTATGTATAATTAAAATAGAAAGGGCAAACAGATATGAACATTATTGAACAATCACAAATTGATATAAAAATCCATAAAGATCATTTAGAAGATGATTGGGAAAATCATTCAGAACTAGCTTTATTTTACCATATTCAATTAGCTAATTCAATCAAAGAACGAGATTCGTTAAAAGAGCAAGTTTCAAACAAAGAAGCATCGTTAGCAATTGAAATAAGAAAAGATCCAAAACTATTTGGGGTTGAAAAAGTAACCGAAAATGCAATTTTTGAATTGTCAAAAACTAATAAACCCCTTTACGATTTAAGGAATAACTTACTTGAGTTAGACTATCAAGTAAATCTATTAAAAGGGGTTACTATAGCGTTTGATCATAGAAAAAAAGCATTAGAAGAAGAAGTATCGTTATACATTGCAGGATATTTTTCCCCCAAATTGAAACCTGAGCTTAAACCCACGACTGATACGCAAGTTAAACTGTTGAACACTAAAAAAGGAAAACCGAATGGAACTACTTAGTATTTTAAAGGAATCAGTAATAGTACTGATTTTAAGTATAATCGGATTGTATGCGTTTTACATTCTTGTAAGATTGGGGTCAATGGCAATATTTAAATCATATTTTGAAGTCAAACGACAAGAAAGGAAGAAAAATCATGGGCTTTAGAGACAAAGCAAAGACAAAAATGAATGAGTTGATGGAGAGACATAAACAAAGTGCAGAGGAGAAAGATTCTACATCTGGACGCTATCAGGGTTTGTTTAATTTGAGTAAAATTCCTGAAGGGATTGGATTCTGGAAACCGAAAGAAGGAGAGCATGTTTTTGATGTAATTCCTTATTTTGCGGGAACACAGCACCCAAAGTATGACAAAGGGACTTTGACGCATGTTCTCAAGTTAAATGTTCATACGAATATAGGAATGAATTTCAATCAGTTTGTTTGTACGATGCGACACTGGAATGAAGTTGACCCCATTTGCCAATACATCCATTCGCAACGGGGGAAGATGGAGAAAAAAGCGTGGTCGCAAGTAGCTCCTAAACAAAGAACTGTGTACATTGTTTGGGTACACGACAATAAAGAAGAAGAAGAAAAAGGACCTCAGTTATGGGAAGTTTCTTACTCTTTTATGGAAGAACCCCTTGAACAAATATCAAAACTTCCGTTAGAAGGTGGCTATGTTCCATTTTCTCACCCTGATCAGGGGAAGAGCATTTCTTTTCGGATTGTAAAAGAGGGTTCGTTTACAGGAGCAGATGGAAAAGAACAAACAGGGACAAAATATAAAGGGCATCAATTTTTAGATAGAAAGAAACCTATTCCAGATTGGGTTCTTGATAAAGTTGAACAAGTTGCATTAGATGAAATAGTTAATATGCACCCTGATTTTGATGAAGTCTATCTTGCGTTACATGGCAGTAAAAACCCTGCTACAAATTCTACTGAATCTGTAAAGCAAGAAGCTATCCCCGAACCCGATGATATTCCAGACCCAGATGATGATAGTTCTTATGTTGAAGAACCGAAAAAAGAAGAGAAAAAAGCTGAAGTTCCTTGGAAAGAAGAACCAAAAAAAGAAGAAAAGAAAAAAGTAGAACCCAAAAAAGAAGAAAAAAAGAAATCAGAATCAGGAAAATGCCCTGGTGGGGGAACATTTGGGAAAGATATTAACACAATGTCTGAATGTGGGGACTGTGCAATTTGGGATGATTGTTCTGATGAAAACGATAATATCCGAAAAGGAAAGAAATAGATGAAACTCAAAAAAGTTATTCCCACCACAAAAACTGCAAATAAGTCTACATCACAGTCAAGTACAGATGCTCGCCCATCTGTACTTGGCTCTCCCGCCTATCTCTCAACGGGTTCGATGCTGTTGAATTTGGCGTTGTCGGACGATATAACTGGTGGGTATAGTTTAGGTAAACTTGTTAATATCGTAGGGGATAGTTCAAGCGGGAAAAGTTTGTTGTCTTTAAATGCGTTTGCAGAAGCTAATAGCAACAAAGCATTTGATGATTATGAATTTATTTATGATGATGTAGAAAATGCTTGTGAATTTGATATTGAAAAATTGTTTGGAAAGAAAACTGCAAATCGAATTAAATCAGATTATAAGTCAAATACGATACAACAATTCTATGGTTATATTTTGAAACTTCTCGCTGATGGGAAACCCTTTATTTACGTCCTAGATTCTTTTGATTCTCTTACAACCAAAGAAGAACAAGAACGGGCTAAAGCTTATGAAAAAGCAATCAGGGACAATAAAGAACTTGATGAAAAGGGTTCCTACAAAGTTGAGAAAGCGCGTTATATCAGCGAAATTTTACGTGTAATCAAAGAACGATTAAAAGAAAGTAACTCCTTGCTTATTATTATCTCTCAAACACGACAAAATATAGGGGTAACATTCGGGTTTAAAAAGACAAGATCAGGAGGGGATGCGTTACATTTTTACTCGACACATGAGTTCTGGCTTGCAATATCAGGGCATGAAAAAGACACAAAACAAGCAACAAAAGATATTGAAGTTGGTGTTGAAGTAATGTTAAGTGTGCGGAAGAATAAGTTGACAGGAAAAAGAAGAAAGATTGAATTTACTATTTATTATGATTATGGAATTGATGATATTGGATCAACTGTGGACTGGTTGTTAGAGAATCAATTCATTGCAAAAACAAAACAAACAATTTCTATTCCAGGGTTAGATATTGAAGGGGTAAGGGATAACGTAATTAAGATGTTGGAAGAGAAAGAAGATAGTTGGGCAGAAAACATATTTAAAAAGTTTGTTCAAGAATGTTGGGATAAAAAAGAAGATTCAGTGAAATTAAATCGTAAACCTCGTTATGAATAGGAGAATTTATGAAAACAGAAATTAAAGAAACAAAAAATAATTTTAAACCATTTAATTTTATAATCCATATTGAAACATTAGAACAAGCAAAAGTTCTTGAAAGTGTCTTTGGAGCTACATGTGAGAAGACAAATCCTGGATGTTGTGAAATATATGATACTTTATCGGACTATTTAGACGAAAATTATGAGTAAAAATAGTATTGTTAAATTAACAAAATTAGATGAAAGATTAAAAAGTATTGATAGAATTAGAATTGGATCAGTTGGTAGAGTTCTTGCAGAAAGAAAGTTAAACGATGATCCAGAACTAATGTTATTAGTAAAATTTCAAAATAAAGCGTGTCCTGTTTCAGTACAACTATCTCAAATTGAAGAAATAAAACTATGAGATTTAAAGAAATAAATAATTGTCCAGATAGTATTGACAAAATTGTAACTACTTATTTTTCTGTAGTTACGACTGAAGAATTTGAATATGGGAAGAAACTCTATAAACCAAAACCTTATATAGTTTCCCCCAACATTTTTCATCAAGTTGATTGCCCGGCAGGGTGTGGTGGGTGTTGTCTACGATTTTCGTTAGATTATCTTCCCCAAGAGATCGTAAATTCTACTATGTTTGTTTCACCAAGATCAGTTAAATTTAATAACCAAAATTTTATTCTTTATAGTGATTTACAAGAAGAAAATAGTAACCATTTTTGTAAACACGTTAGATTTTCAGATGGAAGATGTAGTATTCATGGGCAACACCCATTTTCTTGTGACTTTGAACTTATTCGATTTCTCTTGTTTAAAAATCCCAAATCCCCAAACCGAATAATGACTCGATTGTATGGTAGAGGGTGGCAGTACAAGCGAATAGATGGTAAACAAGGAGCATTATGTGTGGTGACCCCTGTTATTACTGATGAAAATATTAATGAAGTAAGAAGAAAGTTTGTTAGATTACAAGAATGGTGTGATTTTTTTTCATTAAAAAATTCTATTCATAAAATAATAAAATGGATAGATGGGTATAAATCAGGGTTAGAGAAACCTAGATTGGTCGTGAAACCATGATAGATCATGTTATTTTTGATGCTAATGCACTTTGTCATTTTGCTCGATATGGGATGAAAAATAATCCTTTAACTAATGAAGAGTCTCAAGTTGAAGTAATTTTTACATTTTTTCAATATCTTCTCCGTTACTATAAGTTATTCAAAACAAATAATTTTATTTTTTGTTGGGACAGTAGAAAAAGTAAGCGAAGAGATATTTACCCTGACTATAAAAAACAACGAAGGGACAATAAAACAGAAGAAGATTATGCTTTTGATGCTATTACTTTTCCCCAGTTTAATATTCTAAGAAGAGATACACTTCCTGAACTTGGATTTAATAATAATTTTATCCAAACAGGGTATGAAGCTGATGATATGATAGCAATGGTTACACAGAGGTATCATGATTATAGATTAATCATTGTTTCTAACGATGGGGATTTGTATCAATTACTTACAGATAAATGTACGATTTACAATTTTAAAAGTAAAAAATTGTATACAGAACATGATTTTTGGAAAGAATATAAAATTTCCCCTTATGAATGGTTAAAAGTTAAAGCAATAGCTGGATGCGCGACTGATAATGTAAAAGGAATTGATGGGGTAGGAGAAAAAACAGCAATAAAATATTTAACAGGAGAATTAAAAAGAGGTAGTAAAGCTTATGAATTAATTGAAAATTCTTCACAAATCCGACTCTATACCGAACGATTAGTCCGATTACCATTTGAAAATGTTACTCAAAAAAAAATAGCTTCTAATGATTTAAAAATATCGAATTTTATTAAAGTATTTGAAAAGTATAATTTCAAATATTTTCTTAGAAATGATAACCTTCAACAATGGGAAGATTTTGTGTATGGAAATTAAACCTAAAAAAAGAATAAAAGTACAATCCGCAAAAGCGAAGGGTAGAAATTTACAAAAATTTATGTGTAAAAAAATTTCTGAATTAACAGGGCATGAATGGGGGGCTGACTGCCCAATTTCTTCTCGCCCAATGGGACAATCAGGGACAGATGTTCGTTTAGAAAGTCATGTTCAAAAATTATTTCCTTATTCTGTTGAGTGTAAAGCACAAGAAAGTTGGAGTGTAATGGCTTGGATTGAGCAAGCTAAGAAGAATCAGAAAAAGGATACTGACTGGCTTCTAGTGTGTAAAAGAAAAAATCTGTCTCCTGTTATTGTTATTGATGCAGATAAGTTTTTTGAATTATTAGCGCAATTAAGTACGTATGAATCAATGGAATTAGAAAATAAAATTGATAGGAATCAATCATGAACAAAGTAATATTTAGTCTTGGAAAAACAGTAAATTTAGGAAATTTTGAATCGGGAAGAATTGATGTTGGGGTAGAATTAGAAGTAGAAAATGAAAAAGATATTGAAAAATACTTTGGAAAAGTAAAAATTTGAGTTAAAAATCAATTAGATAATGCAATTCAAGAAAAACTTTATAAATAATTAAAATATTATGATCAAATCAGTTAAAATACAAAACGTACAGAGCCATGAACTCACTGAACTAGAATTTAGTTCAGGAGTTAATGTTATTAAAGGAACATCAGATTCGGGTAAATCTGCATTTATCAGATCATTAAAATTTGTTCTCCAAAATAGACCGGGGGGCAATTGGGCGCACCCCCATTTTGCGGATGATAAAGCACTTACTTCAGTAGCACTTGAATTTGATAATGGAGCAATAAAAAGACAAAAAAATAAAAAAGAAAATTGTTACATTGTTAATAACAAAGAAAAATTTGAAGCATTACGTTCTGATATTCCTGATAAAGTTCAACTTCTTACTAACATGACTGATATTAATTTTCAGTCACAATTTGATAAATACTTTTTACTGCAAGATTCCCCTGGCGAAGTGGGAAGAAAATTAAATACAGTAGTTGGGCTTGATGTTATTGATTCGACAATAAAATTTATTAATGGAGTTGTTAGCAAAGAAACTATTGCGATTGAACGTAATACAGAAGAACGAGACTCAATTCAACAGAAGTTAGAGGGGTTCAAGTTTCTGGCTAAGGTGGATGACAAGATTAAAACTATAACCAATTTATTTTTTGATAAAGAGATTAAAGAAGCGTTACTAGCGAAACTTGAACCCCTTCCAAAACTAATTCACCAATTTGAAAATGAAATAAAAGCTAAAAAAGAATGGCTTACAGTTGAAAAAAAGTTCAAAAAAATGAATCAAGTAATAACTGTAGCTAAAAATTTAACTGAAAAAATCAACATACTTAACGAATTAGCAGAAAAGGTACGTTATATTCATGCTAAAACTGAAACAATGAAGAGATTTCTGATTAGCGAACATTATTACATTCCATTAAAAGAAAAAATAAAACAACGTTCGGAAATTGATTTAAAACTCAAAGCAATATCTTATCTGCATCAGACAGCAACAAATGAATCGGAACGACTCAGACAGGGCAAAGAAGAGTTGGAAAAAGGGAAAGAACTTTACATTTCAAAGTTTAAATTGATTAAACAATGCCCGTTTTGTGGAAGTAAAGTAAATTTAACTAAGGAGAAGATGAATGAATTTATTGCTAAGTGGTGATTGGCATCTGACAGATAAGAAACCTGAAAAACGAATTGACAATTACACACTCACTCAGTATGGAAAAATAAGGTATATTTTTAAAATTGCAAAACAATATGAGTGCAAGTATATCATTCAACCTGGAGATATGTTTGATACGTACAGAACTAGTGAATATCTGAAACAAATGTATATCCGATTATTTCTAGCTAATCAAGTAAATGACATTAAAATACTAACTGTATATGGACAACATGATTTAAAATACCATTCAAGTGATCGTGAAGATACGACAATGAAAGTGTTTGAAGAAGCACAGTCAATTGAAATACTCAAATCAGAAGTTTTCAATACCAATGCTTGTTTATTATCAAAATTAGATTTTAAAGGTAACAATGTTTATGCTTATGGATGTTCATGGGATGAAGAAATTCCTTCCCCAAAATTAAAAGGGCTAAATATTTTAGTCATGCACAAAATGGTTATAAATGATAAAAAGTTATTCCAAAAACAAACTGATTTCTTACCC